GCGAACTAGAAGAGCGAACCGGGTGGTGCGTGGAGTCGGTCACCAGGACGCAGTGGGTGCCCGCAGCGCCCTTGACGATCTACGGCGGTCTGTACCTCCGTTTGGAGCGCCAAGGCGACCTGGCGGGAACTACGGTCACCTACAGCGACAGCGCTACGGTGCCGCTCACCGGCAACCTGAACAGCACCAAGATTCAAATCAACGGCCTGGTGTACGTCGACATGGAGATTGCCAATGTCAATCTGACCTACCCAGTGACGCTGACCGTAACAGCAGGTAACGCGGCGCTGAACCCACTGCTGGAGATGGCGCTACTCCAGCGCGTGGCACACCATGTGGCAAGCCGCGGCGATGACACGGTCGCGCTCGACTCCACCTACTGGGATCGCATAACGGGCATGATGAGCAAAGGCATAGGCTAAAAATGGCTGGGCACGTCCCATCCGGAATGCTGAGGATTTCGATGACGGTACAAAATCCCGTGCGAACCGTCGACAGCGTCGGCCAGGCAGAAGTCTCATGGCTGAGCGTCGCCAAGATTGCTTGCCACATTGACTCGGCACGGACGAACGAAGTGATCGGCGATCTTGGCGTTAACGCCCGCTCCGACTGGCGCATCCTGGCCGCTTGGCATCCTGCCGTGACCACGAACAGCCGACTGCTTTACCTGGACAACGGCACAGAGCGCGTGTTCAACATCCGCGTGTGTTTCGACCGTGACCAAAAGCGCCGACGTCTTGAGATCGAAGCGACGGAGGAAGTCGAATGACGGCTACCAAGATCACAATGAAGACGCAGTTTGTAGACGGCAACGTCCGCAAGGCGCTTGCACGTCTTGGGCCCAAGGTTGCCGAGAACGTCATGAAGCGCTCGATGCGCAAGGCTTTGCAGCCCGTGCGCGTGGCGCTCACTCGGACGTGGTTGTCTGCCAGTTACCGTGGCTATCCATGGACTCGCCAAGACATTGCCAACGCAACTATGGTCGACGTACGCCGAGCTGGCGGCAAAGCCTCGTCAGGAGTCGCAGGACGTGTGGGCGTCATGTACGGGAAAAAGGCAGGCAACTCCAGTGGACGCCAAAAGATTTGGCACTTGCTCGAAGGTGGTTTCCGGCACTACGCCAAGGGATCCAAGGCATACGCCAACTTCAGTAAGGACGCCAAGGCAGAGCAAGTGAACTACAAGGCGATCATCGCCGCGAAGCGACCAGCGGCACTGGCAGGCCCACGATCAGAGCGCGCCGGCAAACTGCGGGCCGTCTTCGCCGCAGCACGTGATGCAGCGCCTACGTTCGTCGCAGAGCGCTCCGGACGAACTGAACAGCGGAAGACCGCCACAGCGAAGCAGATCCCCGGAGCGTGGCGTTCTCGGGCTGTGGCGTCGCGAATGATTCCACAGGTGACAAAGAACCTACGCGACTACATCCTCCAAGCGGCTAAGGAGGCTTTACGTGGCAACAAGTAGAAGCCTAGAGAACATTACGAAAGCGCTGTACTCGTACTTACTAGGAGAGTTGGCGCGAGCGGAACTTTCGCCGCGCTGGCGTCGCCAGGGTGATCCGCTTCCGTATGTTGTTTACGAGTTCACCTCGGCTGCGTGGGTACAGACCACGCACGAAGTCACCAACATGGTGACGCTATCCGTGAACTTCTCTTGCGTCGCTGCAACCGTGGCCGAATGCCTTGAAATAGCGGATGAGATCACCGAAGCCTTTCACGAAACGGTCACGGAAGACCGTATCACGTTTCAGATGGTTGATATCAACATGAGAACGCTCGACGCTGTACCGGATGACGGACAAGGCGAAGCCGAACGAATTATCGTAGTTACCACGACATTCCTTACCCACGACGAAAGTTAAACGATGCCAACGACATACACAGCGGGATACGGCGGGACACTCACGATCAACTCGGTAACTATTCCGGTACAGAACGTGACGATTGACCTATCGCGCCAAGAGATCGACATTACCACCACGCTTGACCTCACCACGCTGGCAATGGCTGGCCGTGTTACGCGCAAAATCACTTGCACGGCAATGGCTACAACTGCTGCTGAAACGGCGCTCACGCTGCTCATCAACACCGCAACGGACACCAAGACCATCGTGGGATGGACAGACGGCAACTCGGGCACGTCGTACAGCATCACTTGCATGTTGAACAGCGCCAGCCGTTCGTACGACGGGCAGGGCGCAGCGACCATTAACTTCAGTTTCTCTGAGGCGAAGGCCTAATGCCAATTGGAACCGAATATCTAGGCGACGGCTGGCGCGATGCCAACATTGAAGGATTGCCACCTCTCCAGGTGCGCCGACCAGTGATGCGGGACATCGCCGCCGGCGGCCAGTACTGGTGGATTGCTTGTGTGCGCTGCGCCGACGGTACGCCGTTGCTTGCTGAAGGTGTAGCCGCTGCCGATCTGCGCGTCGAAGTCGGTAACGCCATTATCGCGGAGGTAATGAAAGAGCGCCCTATTCAAGCGCCGAAAGGCGCATCTGGAGGATGACTCCAGCAGCCCGAATGGATATGCCAGTCGGGCTGATGAGTGAGGCGACGCCGGAGGAACGGATTGAGAGTCTGCTGATCACGATTGCTTGCGCGCTGACGAGCGCACCACCTCACAGGATTGCACCATGGCTAATGACTTAAAGGCATCGGTAAGCATCACAGCGGATACGAGCGGACTGATCTCCGGCGTGAATGGTGCTATGGAGAAGATCAACCGCATCAGCGCCAGCAGCACCGCCATGGCTGGCATGATGGGCGCACAGAAGGTGCTGCAACTTGCTCAGCAAATGTACACGGCTATTTCAGATCGCTCTGAGCATCTTTCCAAACTTGCTCACACGTTCTCGCCGGAAGCAATGACCAGTGCCGCCAACCTTTCACAGGCTCAACTGCGTTCAGACATGGCTGTCGGTCAAGCCATGGGCCCTGCACAGGCAGGAATTGACCGGGCAAAGGAAGATGCCATAGCCGAAGAGACTGCCAGCGCTCTTCAGAACGCAAAGCAAATCGGCGAAGGGATGATTGTCCTCAACGCCATTTGGAACCAAACGAAACTCATTGCCACGGAAAGCGCCGACGCCACACTTATGGCGCTCGGTTCATTGAATCAGATGCCAGAGATGGCGGCAGCGGCCGCTGCCAACCCAGTGGAAACTGCAAACGGATCAATACTCGGCGTGAGCGCTGGGCCGCTCCTGCAAGCCATTGGCAGCACACTTGAAGCCATGTTCGCAAAGGTAAAGGGAGACTAATGGGAGCGCTCAAGATCGTTAAACACGCCAGTGGCCCACAGTACAAGGTGCAAAGCCCTGGACAGCCGTTCACCATGACGGAGAACTACGTTGTTTCGTGGGTACCAACGAGCCCGGAAGACGTTCAATCCTGTCCGGAAGATATTGCGATCATCGTCGCCGCGTCAGAGACTGGCGCGGGCGGCTTGAAGATCCCGAAGGTACAAGAGCGGTACGTCGGTTGCGACGCCAACGCATCGTTCCTCGTCTGCGAATCGGTCGATTGGCGCGTTATGCCAGGTGCGCTGAAGACTTGGATGGTTACCGCGAACTGGTCAAGCCTGATGGAGTTTGTGTACAACGCCACACTCCCGGAGCCATGGACGCGGGTTACGCGCACTAGTTCGATGCGGCAGATGCCGATATGGCGAGTAGATGCCGAGATCCCAGAGGAGCCGTACACATTCCCGCCGTCGGGAGCAGGTAGTGACATCGGCGGTACGAAGGTGGACGTACAAGGACAGCCAGCGAACCGGTTCGTACAGCAGATGCAGATCATCTGCGAGTTCCATTACGACCGAACGTTCACGCTTGGGCCCGATGACGAGATTGCACCGGAGCCGGGCCCGTTCTTTAGCGGCTGGCTCGGGACGCGCAACTCGGAAGAGTTCCTTGGCTACGACGCCGGGCAGATCCTCTGCAATGGGATCAGCATCTCGCCGGTCAACGACCAAATCTACATCATGCAGTTCAAGTTCCTCTTTGACTGGATGTCGTTCTTTGAGCAGCGCCCAGCGCCCAACACTGGCGGCGCGTCATTCCTTGCCGCGGCGGCGTCTACCTTCCTTGGCGTTCCGTACAACCAGGCGTCGAAGATTGCTTGGTATCAACCTTACCCGGATCGTGAGGATCTCAAACTCATGTTCCCGTCGGCTGTTTACGACGCGTTCCTCACAGCAGTACCAGCAGTCAACACGTGCGTGACACCAGGGCGCAGCCTCGCCGATCGTCAATTCGATTTTCCTGCTTCATGAGTAACCAGCGTCCCATCTTCAACAGCGGTCTGTACGGAAAAGCCAACCGTACGGTCATGAACGCTTTCATGGATTCAGCGGACGCGCTGGCAGCAAATCAGCCCGCAATCGACTACGCCTACCGTGCATCGATGCCAGATGCGTTTGCTACGCGTACGTTCCTTGCGCGCATCCAAACCGCGACCGTGATTACCGCCGGCAGGTGGTCATACGCAGGGACAGAAGCCGTATTGCTGTCCGCTTCGCCCTGGCATGAGACTGTGACCGGCACTCAATACGACTTCACCGGCGCCCTCAATTTGCGCGAGATATTCAACACCAGCGGCACAGACATCGATGGCATGGATTTGACTACGCCAGCATCGACAGTTGGGCCCGTCGGTTCGTACTACTCGGTCAGCAGCTGGGTAACGACAAGCCTTGAAGCGCTGGTGATTATGACCGTGAGTTACACGAAGACGGGCGCAGTCTCTTATTACTTTGACCGACCTAACCCACTGAGGTGCACCTGATGCCAAACCTAGACCTAGCGCTTTCGTATCCGTCCGTAGTCATCGTCCCTGGTGAAGAGTGGGTGCTGGCCGGCACAGTCCAGGTGGAAGGCACAACTACCGCGCAGAACCTGACCAACTACACGGTCAAAGGCAACGTGCAGATCGGATCGACGAACACGCTGAACACCGGCACGTACGCCGTAGTGCTTGCTGCCTCAGGCACGTTCACCTGGACGCTGTCGATGGCGCAAACGGCCGCGTACCCGTCCAACTCATGGGGCACCATCGTTCTGTACCTCGACCACGCTACGACCGATTCGCTGCACATTGCAACGATCGGCTTTCGCACCTCAGCGGAGAACATCTGATGTACACCTCAATGATGCGTAAAGCGCTGTTTGGCAGCGGCGGCAGCGGCGACACCGCGCTACTATCGCTCGACTTCACCACGAGCACGATGCCGACTGACGTGACGTTCACCAGGGCTGATACCACGGCGCGAGCGACCTTCATCGATGCCAGTGGGTACGTGAAGACCGTGACGGCCGCTGGCGATCCGCGATTTGATTACGTGGGCGGCGTGGCAAAGGGGCTGCTTGTAGAGGCGACGGCAACAAACCTGCTTCAGCGATCTAACGCGATGAATCAAAACCCTTGGTTTGAAACTGCCAACGTAACAAGAACCAACTTTACTGGTGGTAATGGGCCAGACAATGTTTCTAACAGCGGATCAAAAGTTTCTGCTGTGAACATTGCCTCTGGCAATTCCCTTTATTACAACGGAACAACTACCGTCCCTGGTACTACTTACACATATTCGGTGTGGGCAAAAGCAGACGGAGCAAATTGGATATGGATTCAGTTCTTTTACTTTGGTGTTTACCATGGCGCGTTCTTTGATTTAAGCGGAGACGGCGCACTCGGAAACACCACCGGTACTATTGTTGCTGGCTCAAACACCATTACCAAATATCCAAATGGTTGGTTTAGATTGACAATTTCGCATACTGCAACGTACACAATTTTCTATACGGGACAATGCCCAGCCACTTCCAACGGAACGGGTTACAGTTCCATCCTTGGGCAGTCTCCGAATGGAGTGTTGGTTTACGGCGCACAAGTCGAAGAGTCTTCTAGTGCAAGTTCGTACATATCTACGACTAGCGCAGCACTCACCCGCCTCGCCGACGATGCCGTGATTCGCAGCACCGCGTGGACATCGCTCTACGCGCAACCGGGCGCAATGGTGGTGGAGTTCTACCGAGGCGCGTACGGTGCTGGCGATCGATCGATCATGTCGACCGATACAACGGCCGCACGGCACTGGCATCTCAAGCAAGCAAACGCAAGCGCCACGGCGCAGATCGCTTTTAGCACTGGTTCGCCAGTGACGCAGACGGGACTAGTAAGCGGACTGAACAAGGTGGCGCTTGCATGGAACGCGCCCACGCCTACGGCATCGTTCGACCTGTGCGTGAACGGTGCTACGCCAACCTTCGGCGGCAGCAATGTGGGCACTACGCTCTCGACCTGGCTAACCCTTGGCTCCCAGTCGACCACGGGCGTAAGCGGTACAGGTGTTTGGAATGGCTACCTCAACAACTCAATCAAGAGCGTGAAGTACTACACGGGCTTGACCTACGCAGAGATGATTGCGAAGACCACATGACAAACTACTACCTACGCACTACCACACTGGCGCAGATGAATACGGCGCTCGCGTTGATCCCGGCGCCGCGCTACGTCGACATGATCGGCACCATCGGCGCTGTGCTCGATATGGACGGCGTGGAGATTACGCCCGCCGATCTACGCATCCACGCCAACGTGCGCTGCGAGACCATTGCGCCGGCGCTGCTTGCCACGCTCCCGACCTGTCTACCGGCCACGCCGCGCAGGGAGTTCGTCTGATCTACCTCGCCGTCATCGTCCTATCGTTGCTGCTCACCGGCTGCGCATCGCAGACGGCGATGATTTCACAGGCAGCGACATCGAGCGCGGCAAGTGCAGCGGTAGCACGGGCGCACCTAGTGGCAGCAAGCGCCGAGCTCGACAGCATCGAGGCGCAAGCGAACGCGGTGCACCAAGCCATACCCTACGTCAGTGATGACACGCATCCAATCTTCAGTACGCTGACCTACATGAGCATCGGCGCATCGGTGCTCGTAGCCGGTGCACTGATCTACATGTACATACCACGGAGATAAGTAATGCTGACTACAACCCAATACACGATCTGGATGGTGGCGCTGCTCGTAGTCACGTTTGCGGGTGGATGCTCAGTCGGAAACACGTTCAGGAAGTTTAGACCAGTAGGAAAGAAGGCACGGAAATGATCTTTGCATCAATGGAATCGTTAATTGGGAGTCTGTGGTTTGGCATCATGCTGGCATTGATTGGAACCGTAGGTGGTTACCTGTATTGCCGTCGGCAGGGCGGCAAATGAGCCGACGGCGATGCTGTGGAACTACGGAGGAACACACTCCTGATGGCGTGTGTCACGCCGTTCCTACAGGATGGAATGCGCGTACGTATCAAATCGTGTTGCCACGCTTTGATGCAATGTCGCAAGGACGCGTGATACCAAGCGTCCCATTGGATTTAGAGGACACTGGCATATGCTCCGGGAACGCGTCTCATCCTGGGTGGGCGGCAACGCTGTGCGAGTACATACCGGAAACCTATCTCTTTCATCGTAAGAGGACATTTCCGCTCTGTACTGGTGGTGGTCTTTTGCCATTTTGTCATGAAGCCTTCGGGCCGTGTACGCAGTTTGCACCAGCGTCGAACCTTACATTCACGGGCGCACAGGTAAATGCAACAACTCCAACACGGTCTTTCTTTACAACCTTCGGTGACATCGGCGGCGATCGGGCGCTGCGGAATGTGTTCTTATCTCGTTGCAGCCCGTGCGACGGCAGTATCCAAGGTTTTTCAGGTAACGCAAATCGCACTTACTTGTCGGTTCTAATAAATATTAGATGCGGATACAACGCGGAGTTTTGCGCGCCCAACGGCCCGACTAGTTTGCTTTACACGAACTCCGAGATTTACGCCCGTTATTACTCTGACCCGTGGACAGCAAGCGAAGGCATCGCGCCGCGGGTTTACTTAAAGACATTGCAGCACCCTTACACGTCATACGGCCCATCTTGTGATACCGCCGACGGTCTATGGGCAAAGTATCCTGAATGTGGCAAGTCTTGGGAGAAAGGAACACTATCAGACTTCCCGATAAACATCGTGCCGACCGAGATCGAAATCGAGCGGCTGACTTAGACGCCATGCGCAAGCGTGAACATCCGCAGATGCAAGGGCTCGGCGATGCCGTCGCCAGCGCCACAAAGGCTGTAGGCATAAAGCCTTGCGCGCCGTGCGCCAAGCGCCAGGCGGCGCTGAACAGGGCTACGCCGGGATGGGTAGGAAAGATCCTCAGTTGGTTTAAGAGGTAAACCGAGTACCTTCCGGTCATGAAACACCGGGGCTTAATAGAAAAACTGGATCGCCAGCGCGGCGAGTGGTGGCTCTGCCGCAAGGATTCTGACCCTCGGGGCAAGTGGACGATCACGGCTGACCCGGGCCCGCAGTGGGACTGGCGCTTCAAGGTGGGCTTTAGTTATGAGCGCGCAGTACGCAGATTATTGGTGGCTCAGGATGAAGAAAAGCGCACAAGCAAACTTGCTCTAAAAACCGCGGAAAGAGTCAAGCAAATTTGCTCACTCGCCGATAAACTCTCAAATGGCCGCACTTGAGAGGGTGTACGTCAGGTTGGGGATGGCTGGTATTTGAATTTAACGTAACAGCCAATCCTTATCTGCACCAGTTCATGTGCGTTCTCTTGAGAGGAACGCAAGATGGAACTTTTCTACGTAGTAATTGGTTGTTTCGCTGCTGGTGTGTTTATGCTGATGCTGCTTGACCCGTCGCACGAATCGTGCAAGCCGGAGGTCAAGCGATGAACGAACTAACTGCCACGGAAGGCATCAACCCGGGCGCTATTGTCAAGCGCAACGAGGAAGTGTGCAGGATCGT